AAGGCGCTTGCCGTCGATCACGGAAGCAAGAAAACTGCGAACCTGCTTGATCTTCTTCGGCCCGTACGCCTCGATATACGGCTTCATCATCTCATTGATGCAGGCATTGCGCTTGGCAATATCAGCCTGCCGCCTGCGCTTTGCAGCCATGTTCAATTCGTTGAGGCTGGGCTGCGTCTTTGCAGGTTCATTCTCTGTAGCCACCGGCTTGCGGGGCTGTCCTTTAGGCCATGCCATGGAATATTCTCCGGGGAAGAGGAAAGCGCCCCTCGTAAGGGACGCTCGATGTTAGGCGCTTTCGAGCGCGGCAATGCGGGAGGCTAGATCCTCAAGGATGGCCTGAAGATCAGCGCCCGTTGCGTCGGCAACAGTGCCCGCCAGACTGGCAAACGTGTGCGTGTGGTTGCCAGCAGCCGCCGTATCGGCAGTCGTGCCAATCGTCGGTGGAAACGTAGAGGGCTTGTCGGTAACGTCATCCCACGAAACGGAGCCAGAGCCGCCCTCAAGCGCATCGAGGCGTGCGTATACATCCGGGATCGACCGGGGGAGTCCATGTCCTGACATGGTGATATCCTCTCAATGATGAGAGTGGGTGGGCCGAAACCCACCCACCGCTCAATTAGGACTCAGTCGTACGCAGAAGGGCGAGCCCGACCTGCTTGCGCTCGACATAGACGCGATCCCAGTTGTCGGCGGTGGCGAGCTCGGTGTTGGTCGGGAACTCGCCCGCAACCGTGTCGTCCTGCCACGCGATACCATACGGGTGCATCACGAACTGGCGACGGGTCCAGAGCTCGTCCACGCCCATACCGTTGCCCTGCGCCGGCTTGCGGTCGATCTCCACCGGAGTGGCAACCGGGACTTCGGCCCATGCGATGGCACCGTTCGCCACCAGATAGGTGTCATAGACGTTGCCGTTGACGTTCACCCCGTCATCGACAACCACGCGGTAGCCGAGATAGGTCGGGAAACGAACCCGGCCTTCGCTATCGGGGATGAAGTCGATGAGGTTCTGCTTCTGGAGGCTCGTGTAGACCACCGAGTGCATGATGAGCGTGTCCAGATCGTCTGCCGCATCGCCCATGGTCTGCTTGGTGTCGAGGATGGCCTCGGCGTCGATAGCAGCCCCCGTGACGTTCACCATATCGCTGGAGTCGTTCGCGATGTTGTCCGCGAAGACGCCGTTGAGCGTGGCCACGAGGACGCGCTGGAACTGACGGGTCCAGTACGCAGCCACACGCTCGGCAATGCGGCGCTGCGGGTCATCGCCGGCCAGTTCCGCAACGAGCTTGGCCGAAGACCAGCCACGGGTGCGGATCTGGCGAACGGCAATGTCCTTGGACGCGTCGATCTTGCCGGGAGTAGCAGTCGATGACGGGTCGTCATTGGCAACACCAGACTCGGTATTGTCCAGATCCTTCCAGAACGGCACATTGACGGTGCGACCGCCACCGCTGAGGAAGGCGGCGAGGTTCGCATCGCTGCGGAGAATGCCTGACTGGAAGATAGCCGACTTTTCTTTCGTCAGCTTCATCATGTAGGGCCAAAAGACCTCGGGGACGATTGCGTCCGTAAGGCGAGTTACAGCCATTTTGGATTTTCCTTCATAGGGATAGGCGCGTCATCTCGACGGGCCAGTTGGTTGGGGCTCAGCCAACCGGAGCGGGTCAGGTGCGGAAGTAGTCTTCCACCTTCAGACCAGCCGACCGGATGAAGGCTTTCGCCATTTCCGGGTCTTCGCGAACGAGCTTGCCCTGCTCAGTCAGGTTGAAATGCTTCTCGGAGAAGGGATTGCGCATGGCAGTAGGCCCACCGTGCAGCTTGTCCTCGGCATAGAGTTCCCCGCCGATCTTGGAGAGCGCGAATGCGAAATCCGCGTCCATGACCGAACCATCCGCACCTATAACGCCGCGCCGCTTGAGCGCATCGACAAGGCCCAGCTTGCGGGCCGCGCGATCCGCCAATTCAACGTTGCGCTGATAGGTTTCAGACTCAGGATCACCCCATTCCTTCACGATGGCCCTGTGTGCGTCCTCGACGGTCTTCATGATGTCCTGCTGAGCAGAACCCATGCGAGCCGCCGTGTCGGCCAGGAACTTGTCGTGAATGACCTGAGCCTGTGACGGCGTCAGGCCAGCCTCATGCGCCCATGCCTTGAACTTCTCGGCGCTTTCGGCATCATAAGGCATGTCTTCCGGGACGCCTTCGGGCATCTTGAACTGATACCCTTCCGGCTTTTCCGGCCTGCCCAGCTTCTCATAGAAGGCATTCCACTCGTCCTGTCCGGCACCTTCGCCGGGAGGAACAAGCGCCTGCCCGAGCTTCGATTCCAGATTGAAATACGCCTTGGCGAGATCATCCGGAGTCTTGTAGCCCTTCGCTTCGATCTTGGTCCGGGTGCCTTCGTCCTGAAGACCGGCCAACCAATCGTTGCTGCCCTCGGTTCCAGACCCATTCGTCAACCGAGTGGCATCTGCACCGTCAGGGGTGCCCGCCGACGCCTGAGGCTGCACGCCTTCAGCCGCCACGGACCCGTCCGTTGCGATATCTGTCATGATTTCTCCGTTTGGATGATGGGAGAGATTAAATCTCGCCCTCTTGGAATGAAGTGACGGCCTCGTAACGCGCCGCCTCCTCAAGCTCGCGGATTTCCTGATCGGTCATCCGCAAGAACCGGAATATGCGGCCATAGACCGCCCGCATTCCTTCGTTGAAGGCCAGGTCGCCAGCGCCAGGCTGCGTCACCCGGTAGAAGCCGGAGAACTCAGCCAGATCGGCCAAGACAATCTCCGCCTCCTCACGCCCGACCTTGAAAACCTCTCGATACGCCGCTGTCAGCTTTTGCTGAGCCTTGGCCCCTCGCCTGCTGCCAGCCGGAAGACCAGTAGATACGCTACGCTGCGCCATTCACGGCTCCAGCCCTGGCAAGCGACTCGACACCGCTCGCGGCGTCCTTGCCCGCCACAGCTGCCTCCTTGGCCGCTGCAAGGTTCTGCAACATGGCTTGCTGCTGTGCCCTACCCTGCCGAACCTGGTCGACCTCCTCACGACGCCGGAGAATGTCGGCAGGAGCGCCGTTGATCTCGCGAACCGTGCGAACGATCTCGTCAAAATCGAAGTTATCCATTACCGATGGATCGGCCTGCACCATCGGCAGAGCAATCTCCAACGTGCGCTGAATGCCTATGGCCTCATTCGCCCTGCGGAGCCTGTCTAGAGGCGAAGTGAACTTCACGCCAATAGAACGGCCCTGAAGGCTTTCGGGCGGCGCAAGAGCCGAGCCAGGATCAAATGCGCCCTTGCGCTCATAGATGCCAAACTCGCGGTCAAACATCCGGCTCATCGCCATCTGAATGCGCGCACCGGCAGGGCCTAGCAGTTCTCCCTTTTCCTGAGCGCGGATCAACGCTTCCGTGGCCGTCATCTCGGGGTTGGCAATGAGGATCTGGAACAGATTGATGTAGAGGCTTTCGCGGATGGCGTTGCGCTTCTGCTCCAGCACCAGATCGGCAAAGGACGGGTTTTGAACCGTGTAGATCGGCTGTATCTTCAGCCTACCATTCGTATCCACCGCGCCCTGATTGATCGCACCTGAATTGAGGTTCGGGCGGTTCATCACGCCATCATTCGATATGGCGAGCGGCGGCCTGACGTACTGCTGAATGGCTCGCAGGTTGTCCTTCGACGCCGCCTGCAAGGTCTTGATGTCGGCAAGCGCGATCATCACCGGGCTTTCGCCGTAGGCACCGGATTCCGTCACGTTCCACTGATAGACGATGAAGGGGAATTCAAAGAAACCGCCATCCCCAATCAGATGCCGCTCTTCCTCTTCGACATAGTATGAGGCAAAGGCACTCCCGCGATTGGTGTTTGACCGCGAACCCTTCTCGTCACGCGGGCACACCGCATGGAGAAGGCCGAATTCCCTGTCCTTGTCCTTCGGGTTCTCATAGGCAGCCTTGACGCGCCCTGAGACCTTATCGCCCCACTTCTGCACCATCTGGCGCGCTGTCATCGTGAAGCGACGGAAATTCGTGTCGCACTCGGCAAACTGGTTCGTTGCCAGATAGTTCTCGCTCAACGGAATGTAGCGATACCGAGCCGGGAGTGAACGTGAGCCGTTGGTCGTTTCCTCAACGAACACGACGCCCGTCCCGAGAGAGACCGTCGCCTTGATGGCAAGCTGATTGGCGATCTGGAAGCCAGAGCGCGGGTCGTAGCGAGCAGCAAAGTGATAGTCGGCCAGCTTGTCCAACCATTCGGATTCCTCGTCCGTAGGCTCTGGAGCAAGCGGATCGTCAATAGCCGCGCCATGCCAGCGCTGCGTTGAGGGAGTTGCCAGGCTCTCGATACCGGCTGCAAGCCTGTCCACGGCCCACACAGACGTGGAATCGTAGATCTTCCGGCCACGCTCTGCGCTCTCCGGCATCTTCGGAAGAGCGTCATAGACCGGCCTGCCTGTGTCCTGCTGGCGAATGCGCTCCGCCATAGGCAGACACAGATCAGCGACCTCACGCCATACGCGCTCCCAATAGATGCGCTGCGACGAAAGCTCGTCGGCACGGGAAATCAGATCGCTGACAATCGTCATGGACTAGGACGCCCCAAGCAGAGTGCGGCGCTGGGCGTTCTGGCCGAAGGAAGGATCGCCCAAGCCACCCGTAAGGATCGTTGCACGCCGGCCACGTGCCTGTGCGGCTCGCCGGCGTTCCTCTTCCTGAGAGGCAACTACCGTTTCATCCTGTCGCGTCGGCACAGGAGGCGGTGCAGGCGGTTTGACGTCGGGTGTATTAACGAAGCACATGCTTCCAATCTCCTATCGTCCAAGAGTAAAGGACGAACGTCTCGCCGTTGCGTCCATATTCGAGCAGTTCGCATTCGCGATGCGCGCCAAGGCCCTGAAGCCAGCGATGCGCCAAGTCATGATCGGCTATCGATCTGATCTCGCACCGTCGTGCGCCCGCCTCGATCAGAAGCCGGGATGCAGTCTCACGCCCAAAGCGAGTGACAGCCGGTATAGCCCGCCTCATACGGTCCGTACCAAATGCCCACGCTGACCACACCCACGGAAGGCCAGACCGGGCGAAGCCGAATGCGCAGACAGGCTCGTCTTTGAGCCATGCAGTCCATGAGAACTGCGATGCCATGTGGCACATGATGCCCGCTTCGGCCTTGTCGTCAGTCGGGGCAGAGGCATGAACCTCGCGCCAGTCCTCCGAGCGCATGTGAGAGGCTGTGAACGATACATCCCGAATGTTGCCGGGGCGGATTTCAACCACCAATTGGTAAAACCCCGCATTTCATCTCACCCATTAAGCGCTGGCACCAATCACCAGTTGCTCAACGGGTCGTCTTCCGGTTCTGCCGTCACCCACTGTATTTGGGCGAGATGCTCGGCGGCGACAGGCTCAGAAAAGGTCAACGCCAAGGCATCAGCCAGATCGGGAGAGCGAAGCCCGCGCTTCTTCATGTCTTCCTTCTTCTCAAGCAGGATGCGGTTTGATGCATCAAAGCTGTAGAAGGGACCGGTCAGTTCGGCAGCAAGCTCGATATCATGGTGCGAGATCATCGCACGAGAGCGCAGCCATTCACGCATACGGCCCCACATCTCTGCTCGCTTGTTGGCATAACGGTCTTCCTGACCCGCCTTAGCACCCGCGTTGACCTCGATCACACGCGCCCTGAGAGCACGCAGTCGGTCCACGACGCCACCACCAACGCCTACACCATCAACGAAGATGGCATCGGGGTTGCGAGAGTTGGCAACATCGATCACACGGCCCGCAAGCTGCTGCGTGTCCAACTTCTCCCACTTCATCAGGTCAACGAGGCAATCGCCCTCGCGGATGCACAGGACGCTGCGGTCATCACCGAAACGGGCAACATCCACACCAAAGATGACAGGCTTGCCACCACGGCGGTATTGCCGGTCCTGCGCAAGCTTCACATCATCCCAGGAGATGAACTGCTTGTCCGCCTGGGATTGATACTCGCCCAGCCACACGTGGGCATATTTTGACGGGTCACTCGCCCTGTCGCGCTCCATGTCTGCCCGCAGCGAGGCAGGGAACCATGGATTGTCAGACCAGTTGGCACGAACAACCACCGCATCTTCCGGTGTATTCTGGCGCAAAAGCACATCAACCGGATCGGTGGGCTGATCAGGGTTCCAAGAGAACCACATTTCCGAGCCATCGGCGCGGATCGTCGGTATCAGAAGATTAAGAGACTTCTGCGTGATCGTCTGCGCTTCCTCAACCCACGCTATGTTGAAGCCCTCCAGGGACTTCATCGTGTGCGCCGTATGGTTCTGAAGGCCCTTGAAGATGATCAGCCCATCATTCGGGCACTTGATCTCCTTGTCCTGTATCTCGAAGTCACCACCAAGCCCGAAGCGGTGAATCGTATCCTCCAGAAGCTGCTTCACAGAGTCCTTGATGGACAACTGAACTTCACGAAGGCAGACCGCACGCACCTGACGACGCAGGCATTCCAGAATGAGCAGACCGGCAAAGAAATGACTCTTGCCAGAGCCGCGTCCGCCCCATGCGCCCTTGTAACGAGCGGGCCGCGTGAGAGGATGGAAGACCTCCGGGAACTTAATCCTTACCGGGTCCAATGAACTCTACCTGGAAACGATGCTGATGCTCCATCGGGCCACCGTCTGCACCAGTATGCTCGTGCTCCTGCTTGTCGCGCCAGTCGTCCGCGGCCATGTTCTTGAGGCCAAAGATAACGGCAGTAGAAGCCCCCGGACCGCCGCCTGCTTTGGCAATCTCACGCAGTCTTGCTTCCCACCAAGCAGCACATTTGGCCTTGGCAACCTTTAGGGCTTCTGAAAATTCCGGGTAGTCTTCGGCCCACTGGTTGATTGTGGAGCGCGCAACTCCGATTTCAGCAGCGAAGGAAGCGATAGACGCACCCTCCCCAAGATGCTCTACAATGGCCTCGCAATAGCTGGGATCGTATTTGCTTGGCCTGCCGGCTGGCATCAATCCAACTCCTTGAAGCGTATGAAGCCAATGAGCTCCATTTTCCGGCGGGCCATGATCTTGTCGCCGTTCGCGTCGATCACACCCGTATCGATTAGCTCGTGCTCTTCGTAGACAGTGCGAGCGAGGTAGTTTTCCCCATCTGGTTCATGATCAATGTCTGCCGAGCGGCGCTTGATGAAGTACTCACGTGTCATGAGAACATCTCGTCGTGCTCTGCCCACTTCTGGCAGCATACGCACGCGGGCTCGAAGTCAGGGCAGCGAGAACCCCATATGCGATGGATGTAAAGCCATGAGATGAGGCGATCTACCATGTTGCCCATGTGATGCTCCAAATGGGTCAGGACGGGCTGGGCGCAAGCGCTATTGCCACAGCAGCAAGCCAGCGGTCGCAATCATTCGTAGGGAATCCAACCCTAGCGCTGGGTGCCTGTCCGTCCTTTAGGTTCGCCCGCACACCTACGCCTGAATGACAAGATGCTTGCTTCGGCTGTTGCGTAGTGCCGGGCTGACTGTGAAATGAGGGGTCTGATTCTACCCGTGGGCAGCGAAGATCAGAACCCGCTCGGACAAACACGGGCTAGACGAGTGGCGTTGCAACGTTACCTCGCGACCAGGCAATCCTAATCCCTCGCAACCACTCGCAAACTTTAGGGTGCACTTTGGCAACCTAAGAATCTACGCACGAAAATAGGTGATTTGCACGAATCCGTCAAGCCCGATCTGAATCTTACACGGATTCTGCATGAAAGCTGTGGAAAGCGCGCATAGTCGTGCGCTCCGGCCCTTTGGAGAAATGCCGCGAAAGCACGTTTCCGAGAACGCGGATCGAACCCACCATGTGCGTCATCTCAAGCTCCTGAAGCACACACAGGTCGAGCGCTGCCCATAGATTGTTGGCGCGGTCGTACATCTGCGCTTCATGAATCGCGTCTCGCATGGCCTGCCAGCGCTCGTTGACAGACTTGCCCCAGCGCTCATGGGCATCGGGATCGCCGCTGTTGCCCAGATGAGGCTCGTAGTATGCGCCGGGTGCTGCCACGACCTTCAGCCGATCATTGTAAAGCTGCTGGCAGGTGAGGAGCGCGTGATACTGTGTGGTGGTGAGGCTCATCTCTGGTTGGGGCTTACCCTTCCCCTTCCCGTTCTTTTCCCAATCGATGAATGCCATGTGCAGGCGGCCAAGGAATGTCCCTGCGCTTTGATCCTTGGCCTGCTCCAGCGTGATCTTGTGCATTCTAGCCCTCGCTTCCAATGCCAGCTTGGAGGGCTGCTCTTTCACCCTCGATATGCGCCCGCTGTCCGTACGGGCTACTCCCTCCTTCCTCGGCCTCCCTCGCCGCTTCTGCCCCTTTGTCCTTGCTTTCATTATAACCCCGCCGCTTGGTTGATGATGGTTATGCTGGTGTGCGCTTCCGCGTCCGCTTGAGCGCGTGGATAACAGTGGTCCTGTCGCGATTGACGATACGCCCAATTTGCGCTGGAGATGCCTCGGGGCATGCTTTGTGCATGGCGAGGATGGCCTCATAACGCGCTGCAACCACGTGCCTCTGAACCGATGGCCCGACTATCTCGGCAGACTTGACGCCATGCTTGGTGGCCGTCGCCTCAAGGATGCGTAGGAGCTTATCGTCAGTGCCGCCGATCCTTGCCCTCAGTTCGGATAACACGCTGCGGAGTCGGCGCTCTGCCTGGGCCTCTCGCTCCATACGCTCGATTAATTCAGCCTGCCTCTGTTCCTTGGCGAGTTGTGCTTCCAGAGCCCTGCGCTCTCTGATCTTTGCCAGGAAAGCAGGGTTGAGAGATGGCCGGTAGACCTTCACCCCATCATCGTAGGCTACGTTCTCATCCAACATTACGCTGACTCCGATTTACGTTGCTGAAGCCCTTCCCAGAGATGCCGCTTTGCCTCGTACCGTCGCTCTCTCAGCCACCGAGCAAGAGAGGGGATGAATTTTGACCGCTCCCGATATGTCGGGTCGAATGAAGGGGGTAAGCTGCCTTTCAGCCACTCCGCGGCCTGGAAGATAAGTTCGTGATCGCGCTTTGGAGTCTTCTCAAAGGCATCAAGAGCACTGGCGAAATCTTCGGCATCCTTGATGGGATAGACATTCCAGAGGCGCAGGAACGCTGCTGGCGCTTGTTCCTCTCGCTCGCAGCGAATGTCGTTGTCACGTATCCATTCCGGCTTGAACCCGCGCCAGCCGCGCAGGATCATCTCATCAGCCGCCTCGTTCGGATCTCGGCAGCGAGCAAACTGCTTAGCCAAGAGCCGTGCCGCGTGCGGCGTGAGCTTTGCCTTGATGGCCTTTCGGTGCTCAATGACAGCTTGCGCATGCTCTTCGTCGAGGACGGCGCAAAGCTCGGTGAGTGCATCCGTCATTCCGACACCTCCTCATTGAGGGCGGCGTCGATGGCTGCCTCATAGGCATACTCTGGCGCAATGGTTCCGGCGTGCTCCGCCATAGCGTCCACCATCGCGTCCGTAGGCTCACGCATAGCCTCTATGGCCGCGCGGGCAAGAAGCAGACAAGAGCGACGATACACGCCCGACTGCTCATCATATCCGCCATCCGTATTCTTAAACGGCGAGGCGTCGTACAGCGCCCTCGCCACCTTCTCAGTCATGCTCTGTGTCATGCTGCTGCATCCCTCTTTGCGGCGCGCCGCAGCCATTCGGCTATCTGTAGGCACGCCTCCATCTCTCGTTGAATCTGCATTCGGCTCATCTCGCCGCGTTTTGGTCCGTGTTCTCGCAACCAGATCGCTTTCGCGTTCGCCATTCCGGTGAAGATGTCGGCCAGTTCTGCATAGGAGCGGGTCATAGAGGCCTCACCGTCATCTGGCAGGGAGGACCCTCCTCAACCCACGCTGCTCGGATCGCTACGACTTGGCTGTCGTCCTGAATTGTCTTGGAGTTGGTCAGCAGGTCGAGAAGAGCCTTGAGAATGTTATCCAAGTCCCGACGCTTGTTGCCCGGTCGGTACGCCCTCACATGCACCTCTACAGGCCCCTCGATGCAGCGATGCTTACCCTTCTGATTTCTCTGGGCGACAAGCATCCATTGCGCCTCATGCGCCCAAGTTTTGTATTCCTTGGTCTTTACGCGGCCCGCTCCCGGCACATTCCTGTAAAGGGAATTGACTGACGGCGGCATTGGGAGATCGAAGGTTAGTTCCAAGGAACCACCCTCCGCGCCGCGCATTGAATCCCGTTATGCCCGTAGGAGCCTGGTCCCCGCCCGTTGTCGTTCGCGCCGGTAAAGGCGGTGAAGTGAGGTGGACTGTTTCGGATGCTGCCAAAGCGGCAGAGTTGATGCTGAAACACTGGCCGAAACGAGCACCGATAGGCCCCGCTAACGTGAAGGCCAGAAAGACCCTGCTCCGATGCCTTGAGGGGAAATGCTATGCTCAGAAGGCTAGACAGGCATTTATAGAGGCTGCCGAGGAGGCTGGGATCCGCGGATAGCATCAGGCGGCCCTCCTCATCTCGCGAGGGCAGTTCGCCTCGAATACGGCGCGGGCAAAACCCATCGGCGTAGCCGATCTGAAGTTTGCGCGATCAGGCCCGGGAGGAGCCTTGTGGATACGATCGTCAGGGGCTCCGGCATCTCGGAGCGGAAACGGCCGCGGCATGACAAAGCCGTTACCTGTCCAGAGGCAGGTCTTCTTCGTGTAGTGATCAGCCGGCTCGTATCCGGCGAACTCCCATGGATGGAATATGTGGTCCGGGGCGCGCCAGTATGTGCTGAGCGTGGAAATCGGGTTCTCCAGCATCCACGGCGCACCCGCCCATTCGCATATGTCCCGCGCCCGCTCGACAAGCTCGATTGCAGAGGCAAGGCCGCCCAGCCCCTTATCCTTGAACCAGCTGGCACCTGAGACGGCCAGGTTGGTGCAGGGCGGGAATGCAAAGACAATCTGATACTCGCGGCGTGGTGGAAGCCAACGGAGGATATCGGTCCCGTCACGCTGGATATCGATGCACAGCGTCTCGAACCCGGCCTCTGCCCATGGGCGAACCATGTTGCCTGTGTAGTCGAACAGGGAAAGGACAAGCCTGGCTGCCATCACAGCACCCCCGCAATCAGGAACTCATAGACGCCGTACAGGGTCAGGAACCACACCGTGCCGCTTGCAAGAGCTACGCCGATGAAGCCCCAATTCGGTTTTGTTCTCGATCCGCTTTCCATTTGTTCCTCGGTGAAGACAGATTCAGGGTGTGGGGAGGGGTGAGCGGGGCTAGTCCGGCCTGTCTACCGCGAGGGAGACTCGGCGAGCTTGTCGCAACAGTCGCAACCTGCGCTCGGCCTCTTTCTGGGTTATTTCCCCGGACAGGAGGTAGTCGTAGCTTTCGACCAGTCCAGCCGCGATATATCGAACCTTGGTCGGGTTGCCGTAGCGGAGCACCCATTCAACCCCGCCGTCTTCAAATGAGCGCGGGTCTACAATGGACATGAACGCTCCGTCGCCGCAGTCTACCTCAAGCGTCAGATTATCGCGCATCGCCACCCCCTGCCGTGGGGGCTGCGGGCGCAAAATCGAGCACTTCCCGCCACACGCGATGCGTGTCTTTATCGTGCCGGATGATCGCTTCTTCCAGCGCGACGCTCATGCCAAACGTTAGAGTATCCGGCACCAGCCGCCACCCGCTCGGCACCGCCTGCTCCGGCCTGCCGCGCACCAAGGCGCTGACGTCTTTACTTTCAGTCATCGTCTCTTCCCGCCATCTCTATGAGCTTCACGCCAAGGGTCTCAGCCCGCGTTCCGAAGGCGATTAATCTCCGGCCCGTAGCGATCAGCATCGATTTCCATAAGCCGCGCAGCCAAGATTTCGGCCCGTTGCCGCGCGATGAAGGCTTCGTGTTTTGCACGAGCTAACCCCTTTTCGTTGTGTCGTTGGACCGCCTCGCGGATTGTGTCCGCAAGGTCAGCCGGGACCCTCTTGATTTTCTTCCAGCGCAACCGCTCGATGATCGTGTAGGACAAGCCTGTCGTGCGGGCGGCATTAAGTATCTGCTCCTTGGCAGTACCGTTGCCGCCCAGAAGCCGAACGGCAGATGACATTTCATCCTGAATTGCCTCAACTCGATACATTTCCGCTTCGCGCCGTGAAATTTCCGGATCGCGCCTCTGATTTTCCGTCATTTGGAATTTCTCGCTTGTTACCTTCGTGACGGTCGAAGGCAGCAACTAAGCTGTCGGAGACAGCAGCAAAGCCGGCAGAACCGGCGAAAGGAGTGGAATGACCGCGATTAACTTCAGGGAAAACGAGACAATCGCGGATGCTGCGCGCCGTCTGCTGCAACAGATGGACGCGCGAAAAACCAGGGCTTGGGAGCGCCCTTTTGCTCCCAAAGAATTCACAGGCGGCGCGGGTATCCTCGCAATCGCGCCGAAGAGGGAGTCGGGACTTAATGTGCCGCAGATCCCGACTCCCTCGCTCGCCCGCCGCGCCTGGATTGCTGATAATCAGAACGAGATCGTTCACTTGGTGCCCCTCTCAAATTTGGTGAGGGAGCCATGAGCTTCGTCACGCTCGCGGGTGATGCGCTTGAGAATGGTGCATTCCGGCTGGCGCAGGATGTGAGCGATCTGGAGGGTATCGAGGCCGCGCCTAAAAAGCTGGAGCGCCGTCATCTTGCGCAATTCGTCAAGAGAGGCACCCAGGGCACGGCTGTACTCATCGCTGTGTTTTACTGCGACGTAGCTCATGACCAGTAGACCTCACGCCGAGTACGCCAAGGGGAATAGGTTGCCGAGGAGAGCGCGGGAGGAGAAACGCTCTCCCCGGCAGTAGTCGTCACGGGGAGGAGGTCGTGACGATCTGGTGATAGAAAGTCCAAGCATTCGCGCTCGGAGAATGGCTGGAGGTCAACCAGCCTGGGAGGAAAGGGAATGAGGGTCGCGGTCATGATTGCTCACCCCGCGCGGAGAGGATTTCATCAAGGAACGCGTCACGAAGCGCGACCCAATAAGGGTCATCAAGCGGGTTCTCTCCCTCGAATGGATATTCTCCATTCCAGCCTTCGCCGCTGGCAGCAAATCCAGCGAGGTATGCGCGTTCGAGCATTTCGCGGTACTCGCTCATTGATCTTGCCCCTGGGATCGTTCGACGGGAGGCTCGGGAAGGGGTTGCCAGTGGGTGGGGTTCGCAGCTATCTCAAATTCGCTTCCGACGACAAACCACCAGTCTGGAAGAGATGCGCCGGGATACTCCCACGTGCTGTCATCAAAGCCCCCGCCCCACTCAATGATATGCAATCCTGTCGGGGCATGTCCCAAGCCCTCCGCATGTGCCGCATAGAGGGTAAGAATGGAACGCCCGTCCGCAGTTTCACCTGCCTTCCATGGGTCAGCTTCATGATCGCACCAACCCAAGATAGGCTCATCTTTGGGAGCCGTCTCAATTTCGTACCAGCCATTCGCATCCGGCTTCGCATCAGGAAACATGTGAGTAGGTCTCCCCGTGAATGATCCGAAAGACGGTCTTTTTGTTTGTGCCAACCGCCTTGGCTATCGTGGCGAAACTGGCCCCACGCGTTCTGAGGAAACGGCACATACGCACCTGTTCATCCGAAAGGCTCGCGTTAGGACTTCTGCGGCCCCGCCAGTAATCGTCCGCCATACGTCCGAAGAAGCGGGCGTGGGCGATATTCTGACGTTGGGTGCACCATTCGAGATTAGATGCAGCGTTGTTGCGCGGGTTGTGATCGATGTGGTTGACGATGCTGTGGTTCTCCGGATTGGGTATGAATACCAGAGCTATAAGCCGGTGAAGTCTGACGAGGCTTCGCTGCCCACCGCCCGTCAGCCGTACACAGACATACCCATCCGGCCGGTTAATCTCCCCCACAGGAACAGCGCCATCTACGGTCCGAATCTTCCCGGTCGGGTGCGCTTCATATCTTCCGCCCCAACCAGGAACAGGCATCCATCCGTTCGCGTCCGGCCCACCATCGTTGATCTTGGTCATGATGGCCTCCGGGACAGTGCAATGAAAGCAGACCGAAGCGGCTCAAACCCATCGGGTTCGCGCGTCACGTCGCGGTGTCGATTCGTCCACCCCCAACGGTATGAGGGCGAATGGTTAGGCCCTGGCGCGAGATCGTCAGGCCTATAATCACGGTAGCCAGAAACAACCTCGTCCGTGTCGTACGCGGCTATGTCCCACTCATCACGCGGGGGGAAAACAGATCCAAGGTCCGCATCGTTGATCTTGGTCATGACTGGACTCCGAGCGCTTTTGCGTTCAGCTTCTCGAGATCAGAATGGTTCAAAGCTTGGGGGTATTGAGGATGTCCAATAAGAAGGTTGAAGTTGCCGCTGGCCTGGTCCCCGACCCCCACAACGTGCCAGTTGTTTTCGCAAACCTGTTCGGTGGTGGCGGGACCGTCAACGGAGTGATTAACTTCACCCTTTGCGTCTCGCGATTTACGCCCACCTTCGAGGGAAAGGCGGACAACGATGTTGTCATCGCATCCAGGATCAGGATCGATGTTCATACGGCACAGGCTCTCTGTGCATTTCTCAAGTCGCAGATCGAGCTTCTGTCCGCGCCTCAAGGTCAAGCGAACTAAACGAGCGGTCATGATGCGGGCCTCCGAAGGCGATAAGGTCTTCCAGTGGCGTGTACAGAATCTCCGTCTCAGTCAGCGGACGGGCCTTGGCCAAGGCATTCCGGGCACGAATGCGAAAGTCGCCATCCTCGTTACGAGCGGCGATTTCCAGCGTCTCAATCAGCGCGGCATACAAATCGGGTGCTGCTGCTATGAGGTGCGCCGTGGCGATGGCCTGTTCCCTGGCAAGCCGCTTGGCATCCCCGTTCATGCGGCATGGAGGATTATGAACGTGAGCGACTATGGTTCCCGTTTGCGTGCAGATGCGCTTGCGTCTCTTGGAGACGAACCATGGGCCAGGAATAAAGGGTGTTCCGGGTATCATTCCACCGCCTCCTGTTCGGCGTGGACGCGGACAAGGATGTCGCTGTTGAGATCTATTCCACCCCTTTGCGCGCTCTCAATGAGAGCAGGCCAGTACCTGACTGGGATGCTCCCCCGACGCTTCATTTCGGAAGCGGCGCTCTGCTTAACCCCCATCGCGCGTGCCGTTGCGGATGTCCCACCAAACGTGTTGAAGATATCAGATACTGTCCTCATGATGGAAAGATTTAACATGCACGATGTAATAATGTCAACATGATGCGTGTAGATATTTTTGATAGTTCTCCACGTATGATGGAGACAATGGGCGATCGGCTTCGAAGCGCGCGGAAACGGCTTGGTGTGAGCGGTTCTGAGGCAGCGCGACGCCTTGGAATGAAGGCCAGCACGTATCTCGCCCACGAGAACGGGCAGAATGAATTTGATATGGACGCAGCCGTAAAATACGGGCGTCTCTTTAGGGTAGACCCGGTATGGTTGCTAAGAGGTGGCAAACCGCTCGTTCAAAGCTTTGACCCGGACTTGCCCGACACAGATGGCGAAATCTCCCCCACCATTGGAACAGAAACGGGCGTAAGAGGTATTCCAGAGGACGCCTCCGCGCAGCTCGACCTTACCGGCGGATTGGGCGCGGGCGGCCTTTCGATCATATCCGAGGGCGTACCAGGCCGAAGAGGAATGACCTTTGCGGCAGACCAGATAAGGGACTACTGGCGCTTACCCCAAGCCATTCTGGGAGCGCTTGGTCTGCGCGCTCATGATGTGGCAATCATTCCTGTCCAAGGCGATTCCATGCTCCCCACCCTCAATGAGGGAGATGTCGTCTTTATCGACACCCGCCACAGGTGGCCCTCCCCGCCAGGCCTCTACGCCATCCTGGATGAGATCGGCGGTGTTGTCGTGAAGCGTCTGGAGATCTCTAGCCCACCCGGCGCGGAACAACAGATGGTATCGATCATCTCCGACA